CAGCAAGCACTGTTAATATTGCATCTAAAACAGTAGTGGCGGGAGCTATTACTGCAATCACGATGGTAGCAACAAAGAAATTTTATCCAATTACTCTGGATATGCAACAAAGTTTCTTTAACGATCAAGCTATCGGATCTCGTGAGAACGCTTCTTATGCTCGTGAACAATCTGCAACAATGAAATTAGCGGGTAATACTGCTAGTGATATTGTAGCACTTGAAGCAATGGGTCAAGGAAGAGTTACTTTAATCGCTGCTTTGCAAGACGGTACTTATGAAGTGCTAGGTCTTACAAATGGTATGAAAATGTTAGAAAATAGGACTTCAGGTCAAGCAATGGAAGATTTTAATGGTAATGAACTTGTTTTTACAGGAAAAGAGCCATCAAAAGCGCCTAAGATTGCAATTGGTCTTATTACTCCAATAATCTAATAGTATTAATTCATTAAGAGGGGTCTAAAAAGCCCCTTTTTTGTTACTTTAAATATGGAATATAAAGAGAATTACAAGAATAATTTTACCTATTTTTATAAAATAAAGGAATATGTACTTTGTAACGATGAAAATAAAGAATTTTTATTTAATTTAGCACCTGAAATCTTCGTTGAAAATGATGACAATAATACAAAAAGTACAATCGAATCAAATTTGCCTAACACTTCAGGAGAAAACAACGATTGATATTCCAAAAAATTATTTATTTAGGTTTATTTCAGAACAAAATAGGGTTGAATACAAATGTTATTTAACTGATATATCTATTTCACCATCGAGATTTAACCTATTTAATTTTATTGAATCAACAAATTTGACTTTAAAGCTTGGGGATTATATTTTAAAGGTGTATCAAATGCCTAACGGTGGGAGTGTTGACTATACCCTTGGTAATCTTTGCGAGATAACAAAATGCAAAGTGATAACAACGCCAACTTCAACGAGTGCTTATAATGCTATAATAACATCACAAATTTATGATTGAAAGAATTGAATTTAGGGAAGCACACATTCCAGAGCCTATTGAGATAACGGGAAAAAACGAGTGGATTTCGTGGGGGTCTGATAATTTGTATGCTCAATTTTTGATAGGTTTATACTATAACTCAAGTATTCATGGAGGGATAATAAATTCAAAAACAAAATATATTTTTTCAGATGGTATAGATTATAAAGGTGCTGATTTACAAAAGTGGGAGCTAATAAAAAAGAATGGCAACGCACCTTATAGCTTTAATGAGATAGCGGCTTTTTGTGTGAAAGATTTTGAGTTATTAGATACTTTTTGCGTTTTGTTTAGATTGAATCCAATTAGTAAATTTTACGATATGCACCATGTTAGTGCGGAGCTTGTAAGAATTGGCGAAGATCAAGAATACTTTTTTTACTCAGAAAATTGGAAGGACAGATTACAAACATTTGAAAAAACTGGCTACAAAAAAATAAAAAACATAAACGATTTTCAACGTGGGGATAAAGAGGTCATGCTTTATGTTTCTTCAAAGGCTAAACAGTTCCAGATGTCTACTGGAAAATTAACAAAGAACACATATCCAATAGTTAGCTATTCAGGGGCGATTAGTTCAATCATGGCTAGTATTGAGATGAACCAATTTAGTTACTTTGAAGCGGTTAACTCATTTAAAAGTGGCACATTAATATCGGTTAATAATGGCGTGCCAAACTCTGAAGATGAACGAAAGCATATTTTAAAAGAATTAAAAGAGGGTGCAACTGCTAAGAATAACCAAGGCGGTATAACAGTTATGTTTTCCGATGGCAAAGAACGTGAACCTACAATTTCGCAAATAAATAGCAACGATATGCCACAAAGATACTTGTTAGCAAAAGAATCAATCGTTGACGATATTATGGTTGGTCATTCAGTTATTTCACCGTCTTTATTTGGAATTAAAACACCTGGTCAACTTGGTGGGGGTGCTGAGTTAGAAACTGCTTATTCTTTGTTTATTACCAACTATGCAGGGGAGCGACAAAAGACAATTATTGACGCTTTTATGTATGCTGAATACTTGCTAAATGATTTTTCAGGTGATTTATTTTTTATTGATAAACCTTTGAAGTTAACTGCTGGCAATTTAGAAAATACTGTTTCTAAAAAAATAGCTGATTTAAACCCATTGATTGCGCAAGCTGTAATTTCTAAGCTCACAACAAATGAACTTCGTGCAATGGCTGGCTTGCCTTCAATAATTAATGGAGATGTAATTGCAAGTTCATTTCAAGAAACCTTTTCAGATGTTTTCAATTTATTTGATGGCTATGGACGGAATGCTTCGGATTATGAAGTGGTAAAAGAACGGGTGCAAGACGAGTACGATGAACAAAGTGAAATTGAATTTAAGGATTTTTTCGCTAGTGATTTAAGTGCTGATCAACAAAAAATTATTACAATGGTTTCAAAGGGTGAAAGCTATCAAGCCATCGTAACCGCAATTGATAAAGGTGCTTCATTTGTGACTAAACAATTAATCGACCTAGAAGCAAAAGGAATGATAAAGGGGTGGGAAGTGACAAGCAAGGGGAATGATAATAAAGCTTCAAATTTTGAGGTTGTTTACAAATATGCTTTAAGAGATGAATTAAGCGGCCCCGTATTAATTCCAACGTCACGAGATTTCTGCGTACAAATGATTGAAGCTAATAAAATATTTTCAAGAGAAGAAATTAACAAAGTAGGGGAGCAAGCACAAAACAAAGGGCTTGTAGAAGATTCAAATATATGGAGGTATAGAGGTGGGGCATGGCAAAGAGCTGGGGTTACATTGCCCGCTTGTAGACACGTATGGAGACAACAATTAATCAAGAAAAAATAATATGGAAGCTTTTTTAATTTCAACTTATAATTTAAAAAATTTAGGTTTTATCTCGCAAAATGTGGACGATACTTTATTGTCAACTATTATTATAAGAGTTCAGGATACAATGATTGAACCAATTTTAGGAACGTCACTTTTTAAGAGATTGCTTACAGGAATAACAGCAAACAATTTGACCGCAAACGAAATAATTTTGTTGAATGAATATATTACTCCAACTATTGTGGCGGCTTGCGATGTTAGGGCGGTTAAACAAACAACTTACGAAATCCGAAATAAAACAACGGGTAAAAACAACGATGAAAATATAAATTCAGTATCGGAATCGGAATCGGTACGCCTAGAAGATACACTAAGAAAAGATTTTGAATTTTATAGAAAAAGATGTATTAATTATTTAAGCGAAAATGCCACTTTATATCCGCTTTATTATACCTTTGCACAGTTGCAAGGTTGGATATGTGACGAAAATAATACAATCACTCCAGACAAAGGATCAACGAGTACGAACATTTATTTTATATGATATTTAGTATCAATCAATTATCAAATGAATTAAAGGTTTTGAGCAATGCTCATTATCAACTTAATTCTTTTTTCTTTGGTAGTTTTTTGGATGCCATTCAAGATCGGTCTCTGAAATATCCTTTGATGTCGGTAGATTATCAAAGCGGCCAATTAAAGGCTTCAGGTAATAGCTTAAACCTGTTCATAGTTATTGCTGATAAACAATACAAAGATAATAGCAACTTAATAGATGTCATTAGTGATACCATGCAAGTAGCTCGTGACCTCTATAACGTGTTCACAAAATCAACCCATTGGCAACAAATATTAAGAGTAGATTCTGCAAACATTAATAAGTTCATTGAAAAAGGTGCGGACTTTTGCGCAGGTCACATACTTAATTTGGGAGTGACTTTGAGAGATACAAACGGAATATGTGGTTTACCGATTGAAAATTATGATTTAGCAGCCCCTATTCAAGGTTCTTTAATAGTCATTAATACAAGTGATAAATATTTTGTTTTTGAACAATTAACATTATCGACTACATGGGTAGTTAATCATAATTTGAATAAACATTGCGTTGTTTTGGTGACAGATGAAACGGGAGAACCAATAGAGGTCGATGTTGATTATACCAATGATATGCAAGTAGTAATAAAC